TGATGACATCGGTGGTTACTACTTTGCAGGTAGCAAAGAGAAGGATTCCACTGGCCGCATCTCCTACACCACTGCTGAGTACGGTGCTCAAGTTCAGCAGTTCTCCGTGCGTACCGACCTGCTGACTGTGGTCAAGCAGATGCGTAAGCGCAACGTTCCGACCTTCGCCGATGGTCTGTATCGTTGTATTTGCGATCCTACTTTCATGATGCACCTGCGTCGTGACGAGGACTTCCGCGAGATCGCACGTTACTCCGGTAATCCTGGACAAGGCATGTACATGGGCAACCCCATGATGCCTAACAACTCCAGCTTCTACATGGGGCCTCAGGCTGGCCAAGCCTACTTCCTGGCTGGTGAGCCCGTGATGCCTACCGGCGTGCAGTTCGAGGGTGTTAAGTTCTACGAGTCAACGAACTTCCCCACCAAGAACGTCACCACCTCTTTCGATGGCGGCAGCACCTATGCCTCCAAGGAAGTTGCTCAGGGTTACTTCTTCGGTCCTCAGTCCATTGGTGTTGGTATCGGCGGCCCCAACGCTCAAGTCCTCATCAATAATAATGATGATTTCAGCCGTTTCATCATTCTTATCTGGCAACTTTATGCTGGTTTCGAAATCCTTAACAAGGACTTCATCACCACTGCATTCAGCTTTGTTCAGGACGACGGCACTATTTGAGCCTAATTAAGTAAAACGAAAACCTCAACAGGATAGATAAATGACCTACTTGTCCGCTAAAAAAATCTACCCAGGTAACTGGTCGGAGGCTTTGAACGGTTGGTACAAGAATATTGATTCTAATCAAGACGGTACCAACAATTCTTCCAAAGCAGGCCCCACTTCTGTGCTGGCCGTCCCTGGTTATCGCTATTTCCAACAGCGTGGTTATGTGAAAGTCACCGCAACTTCCGGTGATGGCGCAGTTGCCTCTGCTGACGTGATCGTTCCTTCCCCCTACCGGAATGACGACACCCGTACCGACATCACCGGAATGGTGATCTCCGGTTCTTCTGACCTGCCTGCATACGGCTATCGCGCCACTGTTGCCATCGCCTCTGGCTGGGGTGACAACCGCGTTGCCTCTGGTGTGTACGCAGCTACCGGAAACATCATTTCCTTCGGTCGCGATAACAGTGGTTCTCCTGTCGCTGAATCTGGCGTTGGCGAAGCTCTGATCCAGGCCAACCTTTCCTCTACCACTTCCGGTGGTCAGGCTGGTGAGATCTTCTTTGCCGCTGGTGATTCTGCCACTAGCGCTACTCCTTTCCTGACTGCTACCGGCGCTGCTGGTGTTACTGCAGGTAAGGTTTACCGCGAGAACACCGCCGCCACGACCTTCAAGGTCTACGCAAAGGCTTCTGGTAACGCTACCGCTACCTCTGGTGGTTTCTACATCTCCTCCGGAGACGCAACCGCCGGAACCTTCGGCTACATTGTTGTTGAGCTTTGCTACATCCAACCTGATGTTGCGGCTGATTACAATGACATTGAAGCTTATCTGCCTAACAAAATTGTTAGCAGCGGCAGCTGAATAGGTTAAAATAAGACCAGTAAAATTTTACTGGTCTTATGTTATACCGTCACAAAAAAACGGGGGCCACTCTTAAAGTAATTACGGAGTGGGACAATGGCGATTGGAGGATGGTACAAGACTCCGAAGGTCGCCTTTTTACTGTTTGGCGTGAAGAAATTGAAGAGGATTCGACAGCTACCAAGAAGGTAAAGTCTTTACAAGTTAAAGATCGTGCCAACAAGGAAACGCCTAGGGACTTCCCACCTGACACAAGACTGAACATCAATAACGCTTCTGCTCAAATGATCGCTGATCATATCAAAGGCGTTGGCATTAAAACAGCCAAGAAGATCAAGGAACTTCAGATGTCTCTTTCGGGTGAAAGATTCTCTAACCTTGATCAATTGAAGACTGTTAAGACAGTTGATTGGGAAGCGGTGATGGCTGCTGATTTAATTCGCATCTGATACAGGCCCTCTTTAAGAGGGCTTATTTATTTTATAATTAATAAAAAGGTAGATGTTGTGGCACAGTTTGTACCTATAGGAGGTGTTATTGATCCTAAGAAGGATCGGTTTGCTTCGACTGGGCCACACCTTGACTTCAGAGTAATTCCGCAGTTTGGCGAGAATAAGGGCGAAAAGATTAACCCAAGATTTGCAAGGTCTATCTTACAGAACGTTGTAGTTGGTGAAGGACAAACACCATTAGTTCAGAAGAATGAAAAAGGACAATGGAGTTGGAATTATCCAATCACATCGGAATATGGTACTAGAGTGGCACCTACCAAAGGAGCTTCTACATTTCACTCTGGTATTGATGTAGGAGGTATTCCCATCGGTACACAGATTGCTTACAAGGGAGCAGGATCTTTTATGCCCGGAGATGGAATGGGCACAGTATCTGTTACAGATGAACAGGGGCGTCCTTATGACATCCAAGTTCTACATCTTGATCCTTCGAAAAAGACTGAGTCAATAATGAATCCCAATGCGCCATTGTCGCAGCCGTACTCAGAGATTGAGCGTGAAAGAGATATTTATCAAGCTTATGCCCAAGGATTATTAGACAGTAGACAAGGTAGAACAAAAAAGAAGAAGAGCAACAAGGAATCTTTAAAAGATAATTTAAAGATGCAATTAGTTTCGCAAGCGCTAAATCCGCTTGGAGCAGATAGCTTTCTTGGTTCATACATTAATTCATCACCTTCATTGTCTCAACAAACCAATGACATGTACCAGTACTTTCAAGGTTTAATCTAATATAATAAGAAGATAAGAGGTCGGCCAGTGCAGTTATCTACGTTTGATAAAAGTCGAGTACGTTATCATTTAGGATACTTTACTGTGTCTGTGCCAGCAGGTGATTACGCTCGCCTGGAAGAGTCAATGAATACTATTCCTGACTCATTCTTTTATCGCAAGATCATCTATCACTTAGGTCGTTGCGATACAGCTGAGCGTAAGACTGAAGTTGCAACCTCTCCATCAACTCGTATTGAAAAGATCGAGGGTGATGTCGATCGGACGATTTCATCCAGCAATGCTCGAGAAGCTTTGAAAGTATGGGATGAAATTTATCTGTATGAGACTAATGCTTTAGCGGCAATCTTGTATGTGCCTAACTACAAGGACCCCTTCCAAGCACGCTATCGCTATGAACGCTCAGGTGCTGAGTTTATTCAAGCACTTCCAGGCCCTGCAGATAACGCTGTAGGTTCAAATGTTTACCTCAACGCTACCTACCGTTAATCATGAATCCATACGAAGTTTTGATGAGAGGCACGGCTCAATTCACAGGGATGATTCCTGGAGTCAATATGTCGATGCCTTTGAATGTAAGACCCGATTACATCCCTGGCGCTTTAGCTCCCAGTAGTAGAGGTTCTCTTGTACCTCCAGGCCCTAGTTCTATGGCCACTATGGGAAACCAAGGCGGCGCATTAGTTCCTGCGAATAGAGGCGGATTAGCCACCATGGCTAACCAAGGAGCTGGATATGGTCCTGTGAATAGGGTATCAGTTGTTGATGTTACTTCTCAAGGAACTAGAAGTTTACCAGGCGCTGTAAGAAGCGCTGCCCCAGTATTAAAAGGACTAGGTAGACTTGCAGGTCCTATTGCAAGTGCCTTTGACTTTTATGATACTGCAAAAGGTCTTACAGATAGCCTCGGTCGAGGAGAAGGTTATGCAGCAATTCCTGGTCTTATCCAAAGAGCAGTTAGTGGAAATAAAAAGGGTGAAAGCAGCGGTGCAGATAATACAGCTTATTCAGCAACGCCTGGATTTATTGGACCAGTTCCGCAGCCTGGTGCGGCTGGCCAGTACGGACCTCCAACCCCTACGAATGAGCCTCGCAGGGGTGCTTTCACAATTGACGGATTTAATCCAGATATAACAATTGATCAGTATAGAGAACAAGTTATTCCTTCCCGTAAAAATTTAGAGGATAGGGCATATCAACAAGAAGTTTCACGTGTTGCACAACAGAATGATCCTTATTTCAGATCAGGTGCCCCGCTTGTGAATTATTCCGCAGAAGAAGGAATGGCTATTAACCGGG